CACTGGAGCAGGCAAGGGTATTCTTCCTTGTGTCCCTATTGCATCTACAACAACATGTAAGGGGCGTGCGATGATTGAAGAAACAAAGAATTATGTTGAGAAGAACTTCCCCGGGGCAAAGGTAAGATACGGGGACACGGATTCAGTCATGGTTGAGTTCGATGTGGGTGATCGTGCGGGTGTGGACGCGGTGAAATACAGTTGGGAAGTCGGTGAGAGAGCCGCCGAAGAATGTAGTACCCTTTTCAAGGCTCCAAATAATCTTGAGCTCGAGAAGGTATATTGGCCTTATTTCCTCTATAGTAAGAAGCGCTACGCGGCCAAGCTTTGGACAAAGGGTAAAGATGATAAGATGCATATGGATTACATCGACGTGAAGGGCCTCCAACTCGTCAGACGGGACAATACACCACATGTCCGAGAAGTCTCTAAAGAGTTGTTAGATGTAGTTCTTGGATCAAGTGATCCTGGACCGCCGAAGGAGTTGGCCAAGGAGAGGGCTATTGAGCTCCTTTCGGGTGATGTTCCAAATGATAAGCTTATATTGAGTCAGGGTCTTTCGGATACTTACAAAATTGCTGGTAGGAGTGTATCTGTCACAAGTGCGGAAAGTGTAAATATCAATCAATCACATGTCCAGGTTGTCAATAAAATGAGGGAGAGAAAACCCGGATCTGAACCTCAATCAGGTGATCGGGTACCATACCTGCTCACAAAAACCGAAAATCCCAAGGCCAGGGCGTTTGAAAAGTCCGAAGATCCAAAGTATGTAGAGGAACATAATGTACCCATTGATTATCACTACTATTTCATGAACAAATTCTTGAATCCTATTTGCGATCTTCTAGATCCGTTATATGAGAATGTCAAGGAGGAAATTTTTGGTGAAATCATTAACCAGTATAAACCACCAAAACCGAAGCGTGAGCCCGCCATTAGTACCATGAAAAAGGCCGACCTTATTGAAGAGTGTAAGCGCCTCGGTGTTGATTTTGAAGGTAAAAACGCGGAACTAAAGGATCGGATTAAAAATGCTCGTGCTCAGAAACTTCAGGAGGAAGAAAATATATTTAAAAAACAAGGGTCGGTTGAGGACCTATTTAAAAATTACAATCTATCTCAGAGTAAGAATGAATCTTCATGATAAAATCACGAAGATAGTTGATGAGGAATTGGAAGAGAGGGTTAACTTAATCATGAATGAATATGCCTTGACCATTTCAAAGAAACATGCTATACCCCTCGATCAATTACTGAAAGATATTCCCACTTCATTTGTGAGTACAACCTGTAAAGGGACGAAACGAAATGGTACCCGGTGTACCAACAAAGCAATTCACAATGGATATTGTGGCATGCACAAAGTCCAAGGTGAAAAAATATGTCATCGTGTGTTGTCGAGTTCAAATTTACATAACCATGGTCCAGAGCAGATGTTTGTGAAAGGTTGTCCGGCTTGTGAAGTTTCAAAGGAGCTTATAGATTTGAGGGTCTAGTATAACAATGAGCAAAAACGATATTCTACTAACATCTATCAACCACTTTTATGACAACGAAAAGAATAAATCTATACTCCTGACGATATTAGATAAATCAAGCGGTATTTCTCTCCGAAATTTGGAATGGTTTATCACCAACTACGCAAAGAAGAATCATACTTCTTATCAAACGGGTGATGGAAAGTTATTCACAGTTCATTGCGCATATAAATCAAGTCTCAATGGATACAGCAAACAGCTCTTTGATCCATTTTGTCGGTCTCAAAAGTTTCCTTATACGGTTCCCGGGACATCTCATGAAATTCATACAACTCTGGCGCAATTAAATTTCATCAAATGGTGTATCAAGAATAATGTCATCGACTATATCTCTGAAAACAGAGAAAAACTTTTTAATAAGCAATTGACATAAAACCTTTGTCAAATACGAAAGTTTGATATCCGGTATAATACATATTCAAGGAAAAGGTTTCGGTAGAGGTGTCTATACCAGAATCCGTATCCAGTTTTACTTCAATGTTAGTCTTTTCTGATTGGATCTGACTAAAATCCAAGTTTCCCGATGGTTCCACATTAACCGGATTTAACGAGAAGCTATATGTGTAAATATTTCTAATAGGTCTCGATAGTCGTTTTTGGTACGGGATTAAAAATTTGTAATATTCATGATTTGTTTTTGTAACTTCTGGTAGTCTATTCCCATTTATATAAAAGCTCGCTTCTTTCATTAATGGATACAGGGTTGTATTTTCACCCTGGAAGTCCAAAGTAGCGGAAAAGTTGAACCGGTTTTCATATAGAAACTCGCCACCCGAACCACTACCCTCCGCGTCGTCTTCATTTTCAAAAATAGTATTTCTAATAAACCAATGAATGCATTTCACGGGGATATTGGGAACTAAATTGTTCTTTATAATATCCTCGTTAAGTTCACTGATCGCCACCGGGTGTTTTCTCACAAGATCAGTGATCATCACCTTCCGTTGTCTTGTCAAGAAGTTTCTCTCGTCGGGACTGACTGTGATTTCTTCGGTGATAACATTGAAAGATGGGAGTGTCAACGTCTGACTTGTATTTGTGAAGAATGTTTGTTTATGGAACTCAAGTTCGAACTCAATCTTCTGTCTAAAAATTGAACACACCGGAAAGTATGGTCTATTTGGTTTATTTGTGTCATATTCATCACTCGCAAATTTCCTTGAAAAAAAGAAGTGAATGGGTATCATCAAATCTGCGTCATATTGCGCAACACCTGTACTCGTAGGAGAGCCGTCAAAACCAATGTTTCTATTTACAAGAAATCTATTCGCTACCTTTTCCGATACTTCCAAATAAAGATCATCGTAGATAATACCCCAGTCATCATGTATTTTCTCAATTTCAATATCATCCACAAACATTGTAATACTCTTTAGAATGTGTCTCCCCACCTGATCCGCGTAATTTCCATCGCTTATACCCGGTAGGGTTAGACTCAAATACATATTACTCAAGAAGTCTCCCATATTCATTGGATTGAATTGTACCTTGATTGTCTCACCAAATGGCCATGTAGCTTTCGCATTTCCGGGTTTTACAACATTTCTACTTCTGTGATACTTTCTAAAGTCGGAGTGTCTCCGATCGGTGGTATAATTAAAGAATGACTCGTCTGGATCTTTAGAAAGCAAGTGGGTGTCTTGCTTCCCGATAGCGTTGAGCGATATTTTCGCAGCTTCACCCATACCTACTATTGCTTACATATTTTTAATATCCATTTTCCACATGTCAGTGTGTGAAGTACCCTTCATAACTTCAAGTTCGTCTCTCGCCTGTTTTGATTCTCTAATAAGTTCTCTTACACATTCTTCGGTATATTGGACAGTCTTGATGTTGAGAAGATAGTCGTATGTGCCATTGATTTTAGGAAATATTCCACCCAATTGTCTCTCAAGGTCATCTTTCTTTCTCTTGAATACAATGATCTGTCCCTCGATAACCATCGTCACAAACTTTGATTTGTACCCACACATCTTTGACCTAACTTCAAGTACCTTGATAAGATGGTCTCTTCTCTTCTTGTAGTGTTCAAGACGGAGATCCACAAAGTCCTTTAGGATTTCTTCAGGACTTGAGTACTTGTATATACCCTTGACTGGATGAAAAAGATGCATATTTGAGGTATGGAAACTCTTTCTCAACTTGAGATCTTTTAAAATGTCTTTACCAGAGTATCCCATAATTTCAAAATCAACATCTTCCGTTGTTGAATTATTTGTGTAACTTGAGATGATCTTCTTATCTACAAGGGTTTCCAGGTATTCTTTGTAATCCTGTGTCCAGCGACCGGGCGGAAGTTCCGTAATTTTGAGTCGAGACCCTGTATCTCTCCACACACCCTCAGTGATCCAAGTGCCGTCTTCCCTGAAAATCTTACCCTTAAAACCTCGGAACCATGGGCTCATCTCCTTGAATGAACTCCCATTTAAGGCTCTCTGGATATTCTCCTTGATATCCTTGGGGTTAAATGGTGGGACATAGCAACTAAAACCCGTACCGATACCTTCTGTGCCGTTTATAAGCACCATTGGGACAGTTGGCATATAGAAGTCTGGTTCAATAGATCTCCCATCGTCATCGAGGTAATTAAGTATGGGGTCATCCCGTGGATCAAAGATTTTACGAGCCTCTTTGGTCAATCTTGTGAAAATATACCTCGTTTGCGACGCATCCTTGCCACCCATAAGACGAGTACCAAACTGACCACATGGTTCAAGAAGATTGATATTATTTGAACCGGTATAATCATTTGCCAATTTGACAATCGTATCTGCGAGGGATACCTCTCCGTGGTGATACGCAGACTTTTCCGCAACATACGCAGCCAATTGTGCCACTTTCATTTCATCTCTGAGATTCTTATGGAAGCAAGCATACATCACTTTCCTCTGTGAAGGCTTGAGACCATCCGCCATATGGGCAATAGAGCGCTTCAAGTCTGCCAAACTGAAATTGACCAGGTCTTTGCGGACAAAGTGGGTAATGCTCAAGTTCTTGACAGAACCATATGGGACTTCCAACTCTTTGGGGTCCTTTGCTGTACTCTCCAAAAGCCAAGACTTTCTATCATCTGCTTTCTTCTTGTCAAAGGCGAGGATGATGGACTTGTCTGTCATAATATCCATATCAAACTTCACGGTGAGGTCTTGAATCTTCTTGAAATACTCCCGAGCCTCGGCAGAAGTTGAGGTGCCCAGACCCTTGTAATACTTAATCTTCCAACCCACTTGTCCACTACCATACCAGCTGCGGAAAGCCGAATCTGTGTAGAATGACTTTGATTGACTACCCTTGGAAGCCTTGATGATTGGTGTCACCATAGAAACCACGAAACCTAACTTGAGAAGGGAAGGCCAGAAGTAGTGAATCATATTAAGGATGAGACCCTTGATGTGAGAACCATCATTATCGGCATCTGTCATAATCATAAGACGACCATAGCGAAGTTCCGATAGATCTTGGTAGTCTTTGCCTTGTTGAAGACCCAAGATCTTCTTGAGATCGTTGAACTCTTGGTTTGATGTGAGCTGTGCCACTGAAGCGTCGCGGACATTCTTACACTTCCCACGGAGAGGAAAGACGCCATAGTGATCACGTCCAACGACGGAGAGACCCGCGACCGCAAGGGTTTTCGCTGAATCACCCTCCGTGACAATGAGGGTACACTTTCCAGATTGCGCCGTACCCGCCTTGTTTGCGTCGTCCAACTTGGGAATACCAGTAATTTTGGACTTGCGAGCACCATCGGTTTTCTTGAGTTCCCTCATCTCCTTAAACTTTGAGAGTGCTGTGAGTTCATCTTGAATACCAGTCTTTAGGGCATTCTTCACAAAGTTTTTGGGTGGTTCAAACTTACTCCCAAAGTCTTGAGTCTTTGAGGTACACTCCGACTTCACCTGACTTGAGAAAGTTGGATTCTCAAGGGTTGCCTTCACAAAGATGTTGAAAGTATTCTTGACTTGTTGTGGCTTCAACTTAATCTTCTTTGCCATCTCGTCGATGATACCCGAAGCAAGATAAGAAGCTACATGATCCACGTGGGTTCCACCCTTCGTTGTAGAGATACCATTCACAAAAGAGACTTGTTCAAGTCCATTGTCTGATGGACCAATACACACCGACCAACGATCAGTCGTTACCGAGCATACATCTGTCACACCTTCATGCATCTTGGCATAAGCCTCAAATGAAGTCTTTGGGAGAACTTCTCCTTGAAACTTCACTTTGCAGTTTGGGGTCGTACAGATGTTTGCATCCCACACACGCTTTTCAAAAATCTTGTAGATTGAGGCATCCATCTTATTCATACCAAATCTCTTCCAGTCTGGAACGAAAGTGATTGACACCGAGGAAGTTGAAGCAGTGTGCTTTGTAATCTTTGGTGGATGACACACTGTCATATTGTTGTTCCATTTTTGTGTGTAGCACTGCTTTGTCTCTCCGTCCTTGATGATAATTGAAAACTCCGATGAGTAGATATTCGTCAATTTGGCACCATAGCCGTTACGACCACCCACAATCCTCTTCTTTGTGTCGTCATAATTTGTACTCGTAAGAAGATGACCAAATGTAAGTTCGGGATTCCAAATACCCTCTTTTTCGTGCATACGCACACCAATACCACCGAGAGGTCCGTTATTCTCAATGGTAACAGCACCAGTCTCTTTGTCTATCCCCGCCGAGATGCTCGTAACACTCTTCGGATGTACAGAGTTTCGGTCGATTGCATTGACAAGAATTTCGTCAAATATTTTGAGCAAAGCTGGCGAATAATTGATATTCTTCTTTTTGAATTGATTGTCAGTTTTGTGAAGAAGCCAGTACGGTTCAGAGCTGATATCCACTGGACCAACATACGAATCGGGTCTCTTAAGGACATGTTCAATATGGGTGAGTTTTTGAATACTCTCACCCATTCTTTCTTTAACTTTTAGGGTGTCATTTCTTTACTTAGGTTTATTCTCTTCAAGGATTTTGTAAAAGTCTTCTGTCCATTTTTTCATCTCATTCCTCGTAATTGAGAGTGTTTTTGGTCTATCAAACTTAATTGCCCCTATTTGTCTCAGAGCATCTATCCGTGGATTAAACTTTATGGGTCCGTTCATGTAACAACATTTACACACGTGTACATTACCAACAAGGTAGGCATTATTGAGT